ATTTGTTTATTTCTAGCCAGCACTCGAATTGTTTCTACGCTGATGCTTAAAAAATCAGCCGCTTCTTTTACGTCCATAATCTTCATGCTGTCTCCGATACTGTTGATTCTTTATGCTGCTTACAAAATGCAGATACCTCACAGTAGTTTTCGCAACGACGATAACCACCGAGTCTTTCTTCTACAACATACCCCTCTGGTACAACGCCTAACTCTTCTCTTGAAAAAGAAACTTTAGTCGCTCTCTTCCCACCCTTTTTCAGCAGAGCGTAAGTGTTACCCTCATGCCAGCGTTCTTCATCTGTGCATAGAGCCACCTCCCCTGCTACGGCTGCTTGATGAAGCTTCACTCGTTGCCGAATGTAATCATCTTGTTCTTGTGCAGACCACTTGCGAACATTAATTACTTTCACATTCGTTTGTGGGTATGTTGGGTCTCGTAGTGATTTTGATTTCTGCCAATCACGAAAGATTGCAATCACACGCAGCTCATCAACAACGTAACCATTGGCCCGACACAGCGCATCCAACACATTCAACTGATACTCCCACTGCAAATCACCATCACGCTTGTACGTCGAACACATTTTGTAATCGTCTAAGACTTTCTCCGACAAGCTCAGACGATCCAGTTGCCCCGACAACATCCAACCGTTGACCTCCATATACAAACGCTCCTCAGTAATTGAATTGGAGTCAGCACGTTCTAATACATGATGAATAGATTGACCCATCAGCGACCAGATTCTTTCTGACACATCTTCAACTACGAAGTCCTTGTACTGTTGATAGAGAACTCTGCGCTGCGGTGCATCAATCAACTTGGTTGCACTAATGTCACCGCCTCCCACATAGGAGTCGTTGCGTACTGCGGCAACTAACGCCTCGGGCAGGTTATGTATGTTGGTTAGATTCATATGGGAAATATATAAATACAAGAAATATATTAAAAATCTATCTTTACTGAATTGCTTGTCCCATTACTTTTTTGGAACTTCTCTTTAATTACACCCTTCAAATAAGGGGTCTGGGTTTTAGAGACATTGCTCCACATAGCGACATCCATCACTCGCCCATCAGGGAATGTGACCGTGCCTGTTTTGTCTGGGCTACGCTCATTCGTTTTCTTGTTGTTGTCGAACAACACGATCTCAATACCTTTATCCATTGACTGCTTCCTCATTAGTTTTAATTGCTACTGCTTGTAGACGTTCGATGACCTCGGCGGCTTTGTCCATAGCGAGTTCATCGATTGATTCGATACCGTAGGCATCACAGATTTTTTTAGAAGGTACGCCAGCCTTAGCAGACAAACTTTGAATGGTTTGTAATTCTGCTTTGCCAATCGTCTTTGATTTTTTTGCAGCCACTACCGGTGTTACATCTACGTGGGTAGTTTTATCTGCGTCGTTGTCACCTTCGGTGGGGATACAGAAGGCTTGAATGCAAGCGTACTTAAACGCAGCCGACATGGCTTTGTTGGTAGCTTTATCACCGGAGTCCATTGCTTCGCCACAGACACTGACGATGTGTGATGAGCCGTCTTTAACGCTGACAAAAGAGAAGTCAACATCAACGACTACGTAGAAGAGTGTGCCGCCTCTAGCGGTTTGACGCTCGATGGATTCTCTGGACTTGACTGATGGAAGTATTACCAGCCCTTCCTCTGCCAAGACAGGAGCGAGAGCGTTGTATACATCATCGATGCCGCGAAACTTATAACCTTGCTGTTCGTTCTTATTATCTTTAGCAATACCAATTTTCGCCAGTTTAGCCATGACTGCACCAATGGCGCGGTATACATCGTTTGCTTGATCTTTCATTACCCCTCCCGATTTAGTTACACAAATCAGTACCAAGAGTATCAAGTCAAAACATGTCAGTCAATAGCAACGCTAATATTTATTTAAACTTTTAAAAAATTAATTTTAATTTTTATTTTAATTATTTTGTTTTGCTTATTTTGTAGACAACTTTACCCAAAATGTTGAGCAAAGCAACGTGCTGGTGGGTCATCGTAATCATCTCGTCTGTATCGGATGCCCCTAGAACGCGCCACGAATCGTTGTGAGGCGAAAACGTGAGCGCCCTAATACCGTCACCTACCCTCACTGCAAAAACGCCGCTATCGATTGATTTTGATGTTGTGTCTATCACAACAAAATGTTGATGGTAGCCAAGCCTAATGAAATTGTTTTCCACTTTGATAATTTCATAGATCTCGGGCAGTTCTAGCGCCCCATCCAGTGGGATTTTTTCTTTTGTTATTTTTTTCCCAAAAAAATTCGCCGTGCTGGGAGAGATGGATTCCAGCGGTACGCCAAGGAAGTCTGCGAACTTCTTGTTGATGGTGGGATTGAGAGGGATATGCCCCGTCAGGTACTGGGAAATTGCAGAGGCATTTTTAAATCCAAACTCTTTGGCAGCTCCCTCTTGCGTTAAGCCAAATGCTTTTTTCTTTTGCTTCCAAATCGCAAGTAATCGTTCCAAATCATTTTCTTGATTGTCTAACGAATTCATGTGAACCCTCGTTGAAAAACCTGTTGATTCGTATAATTAGTAATGCTAATGTATTGATTGGTGATCTAACAATAAAACCACCACCAGCAAGTATACACATAAAACAATATAAAAACACATTGATTAGTAATGCTCTTACTAGGACTTACTAAAAAATAACATTACTTATCTTGATCTATTACAATATTAGAAAGACTACATGAGTGAAAGCGGAAGGAAGCGCCAGAGTTGGCATGAGATTTGCACTATGTGTTTACTATATATTTTCTTAGGAAAATATAATATATATTCACAAGTTATTAGTAATACAGATAGGAATACATATAGAACATTAGTAATACATATATATAATACATATATATTATATATATTAGCAAATACCATGCCGGGTGGAAGCAGATGAAAACATTTGCTGACTACGGTATTCAAACTAATAACAAAACTGGCGCTGAAATAAAAGTTCAATGCCCAAAATGTTCACACACACGCCGTAAGAAAACCTACCCCTGTTTGAATGTTAACTCTCTCAAAGGGGTCTGGCATTGCTGGCACTGTGGCTGGTCAGGTGGTCTAGTCCAAGGTGAGTACAACTCCCCTACCGTGGCGCACAAAAAACTCTATGTCAAACCAGAGCATCGGCCTTTGGCAATCACTGACAAAGCATTAGCTTTTTTTGATGCCCGTGCTATCACCATCGATGTCATCGCCCGTAACAAGATCGCGGTAGAAACCGTCTGGATGCCACAGATCGAAGACGAGGTATCGTGCATTGCATTCCCATATCTACGCGCCGGTGAAATCGTCAACATCAAATACCGTGACGGCGGCAAGAACTTTCGGCAAGTCACAGGCGCTGAGAAAATACTCTACAAGTACGACGATATCTCTGACGAGACAACTATCATCACTGAAGGTGAAATGGATGCGCTTGCACTAGAGGTGGCTGGCTACAAGAACGCTGTCTCTGTACCTGATGGCGCTCCCGCTGCTAATGCGAAGACCTTTGAAGCCAAGTTTGATTTCTTAAACGATGAACGTCTAGACACTGTCAAAAAGTTTTTGATCTGCGTAGACAACGACGAGTGTGGCAAGCGACTTGAAGAAGAATTATCACGCCGACTAGGGCGAGAGCGCTGCTTTAAAGTCAACCTGATTGACGGCTGCAAGGACGCCAATGAAGTACTGGTTAAGCACGGCGCACAGATACTCATTGACTGCATTGAATCAGCGTCAGCCTACCCTGTTGAAGGAATCTTTTCAGTCTTTGATATCGAGGCTGAACTCCAACAAATGCTGGACTATGGACTACCCAACGGTGAACCTACTGGCTGGGATTGTGTAGACAAACTCTATACCCCTGCCCCCGGGCAATGGACTCTGGTCACAGGCATCCCATCGATGGGCAAAAGCGAATGGCTAGATGCACTGGCTATCAACATCGCCGAACAAGCTGGCTGGGTCTTTGGTATCTGCTCACCCGAGAACCAACCCATTACATGGCACACCGCGAAGCTGTTAGAGAAGCGATTAAGTAAACGCATTAAGCCCGGTGCGGTCACACCAGATGAATTTCAACAGGCAAAGCAGTGGCTGCATGAACACTTTCATTTCATCCTGCCAGAGAACTCAAGCTTGAATTCTGTACTCGATAAAGCCAAGGTACTGGTGCGTCGGCATGGGCTTAAAGGGTTAATCATCGACCCCTACAACGAGCTAGACCATACCCAACGTAAGGAAGGGATCAATGAGACGGAGTATGTCTCCAGTTTTCTAACCCAAATACGAACCTTTGCTCGACAACAATCGATACACATCTGGTTGGTTGCACACCCAGCAAAGATGTTCAAGCAAACCAATGGTACGTACCCCGTCCCTGATGGCTACAGCGTCTCAGGTTCAGCCCACTTCTACAACAAGGCCGACAACATTGTCTGCATACATCGAGACATTGGAAGCTCGGCATCCGTGACTGAAGTACATGTTCAAAAGATTCGTAGCCGCTGGCTAGGAGCTAGAGGCGTAGCTAACCTTCGTTGGCGACCAGAGTGCGGCAGGTTCGCAGAGGTACGTGATCGTGTTGAGAAGGCGTGGCATGACAATTAATCATGTTCGTTCACCTAAGTTGTTAGCGTTGGCTAGAGGTCAGCTATGCGTTGTTTGTCATGCCGATGATGGGACGATTGTCGCTGCACATTCCAATCTTTTAGAGCATGGGAAAGGGATGGGTATCAAGGCTCATGACTGTATGTCTGCTTGGTTATGCGCTCGATGCCACACCGAATATGACCAGGGTAAATCCATGACAAAAGAAGAGAAGCGTGAGTTCATTTTGTCGGCAATTTGTAAGACCATTATTAAACTTTGGCAGGATGAATACATAAGGCTCAAATGATTATTCACTTTACTCCACTAGAGATGCATACCATTGTTCACTACAGCGCCATCATCTATGAAACAAAGAAGATAAACAAAATAAAGAATGAGATCGTTGACCCTGTACTCAACCAATTTGGTACGCACATGATCGGCAATCTTGGTGAGGCTGGTCTATGCAAAGCATTGGACATACCTTTTGTTGTAGATGTCAATATGGGTGGTGATGATGGCGATGATGTCCTGTTCAAGAACATTAAGCTGCAAGTAAAAACATTGAAGACAGATTACGCCGAGAGTAACAAGCTGTACTTTCGAGACGTAAGCAATGTGTCATCGGACATATTGGTAGGCGCGGCTATCTGTAGTCCTACTTCTGTCCGATTGTTCGGGGCATTACCAAAAGAAAGGTACATGCAAAAAATGTATAAACATAACTTTGGTTTTGGTGACTGTGATTGCGTGGATCAACACGACTTATCTACCATTGTTGATATGGTTGATTACTTGAAAAATATTTAGGAGGATGTATGGATGTAGAACGGTTATTAAACGAATATAGAAATCTTGAACTCCCGTACAGTGAGGCTAGAAAGAAACGAACGTACAAGGAAGAGTACAAGAAAACTTTATTAGCGTTGCTGATGAAAGAAGCCGAGCGTAAGGGAGCCTCCTCTGTGTCAGCACAGGAGCGGGATGCATACGCTAATGACAAATACCCAGAGTACATAGTGGAATTGTCTACGGCGGTAGCTGAAGAAGAGTTAAAAAGAATGCAGGTTAAGCGAGTGGAGTTGGAAATAGAGGTATGGCGAACCCTGCAAGCTAACGAACGGATGGAAAGAAAATCGTATGGGGCATAGCATTAGCTTTGTCGTGCCGGGTAAAGTCATCGGCAAAGGGCGACCCCATTTCGTGCGTAAAACTGGGGTAGCTATCACGCCCCAGCAAACACGCAGCTACGAGGGTTTAATCCGCGACATAGTCTTACCCCAAATGGTTGGCAAGAAGCCGTGGGAAGGCTGTGTACGGGCGTGTATTACGGGCTACTACAAGGTTCCTAAGAGCTGGTCTAAGACTAAAGCTGCCGCCGCTATGAGTCAGGAGATACCACCCAAGAAACCTGACGTAGACAACGTGGTGAAGATTGTTTTAGATGCACTGAATCGGGTTGTTTATCTAGACGATACGCAAGTCACCCGCTGCTTTGTAGAAAAGATATGGGCTGATGAGGATCGATTGGAAGTTTTCTTAGAGGAGATATAAATTGTTTAACTCTCCAGAGTCAGCGTTTAGATTCGCGTTCAGGGTAAGAGAGAGACCGATTGTTAGTACGAGCAATGCACTACGAAGTTTGACTGACAAGACCATGCCAGCTAGGTCTGAGCTAACAGCGTTTGATTTACATGCACAGTCTGGTTTAATTTTTTTAAAAATAAACAAGATGCCTGACGAGCAGCAATGCTGGGTGTATTTGACGTATGGGAATAAAGAAGAAAGACAGATGGCATCAGAGACATTAGCTCAATTGTTAGTGAGTACCAATGCTGAAGTTAGCAGGATGGGGTTGAGTCACAAGCAGGTAACGGAAATCTTACTCAGTCCCAGTGTCAGGACATCTGCTTCAACGGTGGGGATTACAACGTACAAGGCTTACAAGATACGAAAGATAATAAGCAAGGCTTTAGAGGGGGTAATGTTAAGAGCTGTAGATGATATGTGGTCTTGGTTAAATTCAGGAACAAAAGATTAAAAAGTTCCGGTGGAAATAATGAAACCGCGTCCATCTGAAATAAGGGCAAAGCCCTTATTTTATTCTTCTGCACCAGAAGACTTCTTAGCTTTATATTCTTCCACTTTCTTCTCCAAATCTTTGAATGATTTACTGGCTCTAAGCCTAGCTTTAAGTGCGTTATCTTTTTGGATTCTATCCATCAGAAACTTATTCATTTCTCCTACTGGATACTTGATGAGTACGTAAGCAACATACTTTTCATCCTCTACCATTATCTTAGTCTCGACTTGTTGAACACCAGCGATGTTACCTGCCAAGACTTCTTGGACTGTAGTGATAGTAGATACTGCACTTACCGACCCATCTATAGCAGCTTCCTCAACAAACAACTTCATTGAAGAACTGATCTCACCTTCAATGGTTACTGCTAACTGTGATCTAGCCAGCATGTTGGCGTTGTGTAAGGCCATCTGCATATCTTTGGATCGATAGGCTGCACGTTCGTACAAAGCATTGACATCGGTAGGTGGCTTGGCATACCAACTTGGCATGTTATCAATAGCTTTGTTCATTACCTTTTTAGTTTCTTCCTTCTTCGCTTGAACTGCTTCAGGCGTTCCGGGTTTCGGTGTGCTGCAAGCACACAGCAGTACGATAAAACAATAGATAATCAGCTTCATTTATTTACCTTTGCCCATGTGTACGTTGGAATTTTAATAATCCTTCTTTGTGACGCAGGGATTTTAAGTATGGCTTTATTTAAATCAATTAAAGAGTATGAGTCTTTGAACTTAATGTCATGTTTAGTAGCAATAATTATGTCTAAATCAAAATCTATTTCACCATGTTTACCAGAATTTTCTGCTGCTAAAAAAAAGATTTCACTCGGCTTTAGTAAAGGAGAGTCTTTAGTAAATTTATTATTTACTTTGGTATTTTTAGGTGGAAAGACTATTGTGATTTGCGAATCTACGCTTTCATGAAAGTTAAATGAAAGAATAGTTATGTATGTAGGGACAGTAGTTAGTACGGTGTAATCAACTTCTTCCCCGTGGATGAATTGTTTTTTGTTTATGGTTACTGTTGGGTTAAACGCTGGGTCTGGTTGATTATCTTTAACGATATCTAAGTTAAGCTCGATGGTGCAAGCTCTTGCATGTTCAGCGTTAGTGACAGCCCTTGATAAATCTTTACGACCTACGATGAATCCTTCTGATTCAAACGCAGAGCTAATCAGTAGCTGGCATATCTCTGTCTGTATGTTGGATGAGTTGCAGTGCTGTAGCTGGGATACGGTGACTGCTTGACCTACTGCTTTGATCATTGCGTCATTGATTGCGCTCTGTTCAGCCGCAATACATGCAGCCTTCTCGGAGGTTTCTATCCCAAAAAATTCCTTGCCGATGCCCCGATACCATTCAGCATGTGAAGGTAACGAGGACACCAACAGCAGCAGGGTAAGGATATATTTCAATTGGTACTAACATATCTGTCTTAGTAAGAAGTGGATTGTATATGCGAGGATACGTAAAGATCAATTGATTTGTTGTGTATTTTATACTTAACTTTCTAGGAAGTTAAGTTAAATAGATTTAAAGTAATGAATCCACGAATCAATGGTTTCCCTATCAAACCAATCCTCCTTTCGTATCATTAGTTGCAGTATCTGTCTGGCCTCATCATTTGTCAGCGTGTCATCAACCTCTTGAATGTCGGTGAAATGTAGGCTGATTGATATTTCGTCTGGTAGTTGAGTCATTCCTGCCCCCTTGTGCGGATAGCTGCGGCTAAATATTCTGCGGTAATGTAACAACCCGATTGATACTGACTGACCGTTTCGTACTTGTCAGCATTTGGGTTTGTTTCCTTATCGCATAACTTCGCACACGCTTCGCGCTCTGCTGTCACCCCTCCCTCGTAAGCAGAAACAATTGCAACCTCAATATTTTCACGTTCTGCCGCCACTATTAAATTAGCAAATGCTTGCAGTTCTTTAGGAAAACTATCTGTAACCGCAGTCCACAGCCCAGCCTCCCGCGCTATGCGGATAATGTCATCTCTAGTCATCCGTTCATCTCCCATTTTATTCTGCGGCATTGCTTGGTATTCCTTGCGCCCATAGCATCTGGTTAGTTACCATCTCTGCCAAGTCTTTGATCTCATTTGCTATCCATCTTGGGGGGTAATCCTCGAACGGTTCCCACGGTGTTAGATCATCTGGGTCTGAATAGAAGTGCATCTCAGCACATCCTAATGCTCGTGCTTTAATCTCGGCTAGTGTTTTCATCGTGTGATCTCCAGTATTGATAAAGTATCTACGCTATATTTTTCAGGCCATTCGTCTGAAGCGACGCTAAAAATTTCGTGCGCTTCTTCGTAAGCATCATCTTCATTCATTGCTTGTACTTCTATATTCTTAGTTATTTCAGCTCTAATTTGTACGCTATAAGTTTTCATCGTCTGATCTCCTGTTAGTTAATTTCAGTTACAACAAAACCATCAGAGATGATGTCGCCTACCTTGAGCGGTTGTCCATCCATATAGAAAAAGATACGCTCATCATCAGCATCCTCGATTTCATCCCAATCACCTTTGGCAATTTGAACATCAAGAAAATCCACAGTCTTAGCTGTTGGATCAGTAGGCAGCCAGAATCCTACGCAATTCATTGTTTGATATTTCATCGTCTGATCTCCTATCGAAATTGGCTGCAATGAATTTCTTTGTCCAAAATAACGTCGCCGTCTGCGCTAAACGCTTCTAAATAAACATGGTTATTTTCTAGCCTGATTCGAATGTAACCGCCGTAATGATCGCGGTCTTTATCATCGAATGAAAGCAATACGCACTGGCTTTCGCCGTTGTCGTGCGTATCTAATGACGGAATTAAACCTGCTTGCTCCTTGAATACTTCTATCGGTTCGTAAATCATTTTGTGATCTCCTAAAATGTGGCTGCGTGGATTACTTCTTGAACTTCACCATCAACAATTTTTTCGCACAGAAAAACAGATACCTCATAACTTTTCTTTGCTTTAAAAATACGAGCAGCCATCTTT